CGGCACAGGTTCAGGCAGTCAATGGGTAGTCAGCGCAAGTTATACATTGACTACTCCGTTTGCAATAAATGGCAGTCCATATGAAACTGTGCCCTATGGTGCTGGAGATAGAATTGTAGTCAGTGGTGTTAATGGTAACTATGATGGAACATATACTGTAACTACTTGTAGTCTATATGGTCTACAATATTCATTCACAGGATTCTTACCAGCCTATCCTGGATTCAATAAAGGTAGTGTAGCACCATTGTATGTATGGAACTATAACCCAGACTGGAAATCATATACAGCACAGTTTCTTAGATTGTATGCTACACCCAATGTTGGATCAATATTAGTAGCAGGTAATCTAACAGCAATAAACTTAGACAATGAAACAGAAACTTATCCTGTAACTGTGCAATGGAGCCAGAACTTTGGATTAAGTCAAGCACCACTGACCTGGGAACCCACAGACTTTAATGTGGCCAACCAACTTGAGATACCTTTGCGTGGACCAGCACTTGATGCTTTCCCCAGTGGTGGTCAATTGTTTGTATCAAGTTATTGGGACACAGTTGTGTTCAATCCATTAAACTATACAACCACAGATGTTCCTATTCTAGGTAATAGATTGTTTACCACTGGCAGAGGATTGTTAAGCAGTAATTGCTTTGTCAACACAGACAAAATGATCTATGGTATTGATGCTCGTGACATATGGGTGTTCAATGGCAATGAGTTTACTGGTATAGGTAATCAACGAGTTAAGAATTGGTTCTATGATCAAGTCAATCCTGCATACTATGATCGTATTCATATGCAGGTAAACACACAAAAGAATCAAATTGAAATATACTATCCCAGTAAAAATAAGATAGTTGATGATGGCATTCCAGACAGTATGTTAAGTTATCGTTATGACTTAGATGTATGGAATGCTCCCAGGGAAGTTACCAATGCTACCTTTGCCTGTGAAAGTCCTATCTACACAGAAACTACGCCTAATGTATGGACAGCAAACTTTGGATCAAGAACTATCGTTTACGCACAGGGCACAGAGGATTCAAAGATTGTTATGAAGGATGTTGGTTATGCATTTGTGCTCAATGATTATAATCCTACAGGCTTAATTGTAAGTAGACTACGCAGAGACAATATCAAACTGTTAAAAGACTACAGTGGTAAACTTATGGTTCATCGCATACTTCCAGAAGTAGTTAACATTGGTGCTGAACCATTTACGGACAGTGATGAAATTGTTATCATACCAAGCACAGGAACAATTGATCTAACATTGGAAGGTGCTAATTCAGTGGGCAGTTTACCAGCAAGTCAAATTGCCATTACAATGAATCTAGACACAGACAATCCTTGGTGTCAGTTTAATCAAAATGCTTTTCGTGTTAATTCAATAACCACAGAAAGTGCCAGCACAACAAATGTTTGGATGTGTAGTGCAGAAACTTGGCAGTTCACGCAGGTTGAGGATGATAGATAATGTCTAAGTATCCAGTAGAACAAGGCGACAACTCTGGGCAGTCTGATGCCATCAATTATTTGCTCAGTGGCACACAGGGTCTTGGACAAAGTGTTCAAGGTGCTGTATTCAGCACAACTGCACAACAAACTGGAAACCTAGTAGCGCCATTCACTGCTACAGTGGCAGTTTTATACGCTACAGAATCATTATCCGCTGTAGATTGGTTAGATGGTTATACACTTAAATTCACATTTACTACGCCTGGCGCTGTGCCATACTTTGCACTTGGACAAACATTAACAGTTGCCGGCACTACGATATCACAGTATAACACAACATATGACAGCGTAGTAGAAACTACTACAACCTATGTCATAGTTAAAATAAAAACACCGTTGCCTAACCTAGGATCAGGCACTGGTGGAACAATATCGCAGAACGCTGGAGTAACGGGCACATTCAAATATTTGAACACAGACTGTTTTGGCATTGCTGTTCTAGCCGGAGGTTTTGACAACGCTGTTATATCAGCACAGTTAAAGAATACTATTCAATATGCTGCCATCAATCCCTCAACATTGACATATACCGCAGCCATCAATCGTTATCTGATATTTGCAGATAGATTTGAATATGATGCCACAGTGGCTTATCAACAGTATACAGCAACAATACCTACAACAACTAACAGTTGTTTAGGTTTAACTATTACCAGTGGTAGTAAGCCTGTGACAACTTATCCATATACATATCCATTGACATTATCAGCCTCTGGTGCAGGATTAGTAGTCACCATAGCAATTAATGCCAGTGCCGCAGGTGTATATGATACAACCAACACTACCATAACTATTGTCAATGGTGGTTATGGTTGGATTGTGGGAGACACAATAACTATACCAGGCACTGATCTAGGTGGAGCAACTCCAGCAGATGACCTAGTGTTGACTGTAAACTCTGTGGGTAGTTTTTCAGGTAATGATACATTAACATATGAAACAATATTCACAGCAGTCAAAGACAAACCCCAACCAGGAAGTTATGTTTACTTTTTGGATACAAGTTATTATGATTCAACTAATGAAACAATCGTGCTAGGCGCAACATTTGACTATAGAAGTCTAACAGCACAGGTTATTAAAGAGTAAATATAAGATTAAAGGAAAATAGAATATGGCAGTAAGCGACGCAGACATTCAAGCCTATGTTCAAGCAAACATTGGAAACCCAGCAGCCATTGCGGCAGCGGCCGAGCAGTATGGAGTAAGTCTAGATGACTTATCAAGAGCAACAGGCTATGACAGTGGCACGATTAATAATTACTTTAGTCAAGCAAATGTAACGCCATACTATCAAGAACCTGCACCAGCACCAGAGCCAATATCATATACTCCGGTAGAACCTCCACCAGAGCCAATATCATATGCTCCACCAGCACCCGTTGAACCTACACCAGTTTATCCTGAACCTGAAACTGAACAGCCAATATACAACTTTCGTAGAGGTGGCGGTAGAGTATTAGAAGATACCAATGACTTTGGCAGTAATGTAGGCAACTTTGGTGAGTTAGATTATTTCTCAAGTTCGCCACAACCACAGACAAGAGTAGATGCTACACCTCCTCCTGCACCAATACCCGAGGCATTGAGTTTACCTCCTGAACAACCACCAGCACCTCAGCCTCCACCACAGCCAATGTATACTGCACCAGTAGCACCAGCAGCCCCAGTAGCACCTACAGTAACACCAGTAGCACAGCCAAAGAGTTTAGTAGACCAGATCCTAGCACAGGGCACAACTAGTAAATGGACAGGTGAAGGATTTGGAAGTGCAGAAAAGAATGCCGCAGATATGGCAAAGATTCTCAGTGACATTGGCATTACAGACATCAGTCAGTTCGGCAAGATAACCAAAGAAGAACCTGTATACAGTTATGATGAGAATGGTAATCAAACACAAACAGGCACACAGACTGTAGAAACATTTGGTAACAAACTCACAGGACAAACTGTGGGTAATACCTATGGTGAAAGACAGACAGGAGATGCCTTTGGTGGCACTTATGCTGGTAAAGGTAACACAGGTTATCGTGTTCAGTTTGATGAAAAAGGAAATCCTTATTTCTACACATCAGGACAGAGTAGCAGTGATGCAGGATCCTGGATGCCCATAGTTCAACTAGCATTGGCTGCCACAGGCGCAGGCGGCTTATTGGGCAACGCATTATTAGGCGCAGGCGCAGGTGCAGTGGCAACAAACGCATTGGGTAACGCTATCATCAGTGGAGCATTAACAGGTGCTCAAGGTGGTGATGTTCTTAAAGGAGCATTACTAGGTGGTGCTGGCGGAGCCATTGGCGGATACTTTCAAGGTGCTGGATCAGCAACACCAGGTGCTGGTGACAGTCTGTTTGGCGGTGCCATAGATGGATCAACTGTTAACTTTGCCGACTTGGCAGAGACAGGTGTCATTGATAGTTTGAAAGCACAAGGATTAAGCAACGCACAGATTAGTCAATTCTTAGAGAATGCCAGTGCCGCAGACTTAGGATGGACACCTCCAGTAGATGCTATACCAGGAGCAGGCATTGACTTTAGTGACCTGGCTGATAACAGCATTATTGATAGTTTGAAAGCACAGGGTTTGAGTAATACGCAGATCAGTGATTTCTTAAACAACAGTGGAGGCACAGGCGCAGTTGCACCAGTAACTCCAGGAATAGAAACTGTTAATGTAACAGGCACTGCCGCACCAGCAGTAACAGCACCAGTAGTTCCTACAATGATAGATCCAAATGTGTTAGCCGCTGTGACTACACAGTTGAATAGTAATATAGGAACACCAGTTCCTGAAGTAAAAATTACCAGTGATAAAGTAACAAAGACAGATGATGTAACTACACCCGCAGTAGCACCTGTTGTGCCAGTTGTGCCCACAGTGCCCACAGTAGAAGTAGTTGGTGACAAAGTAGTTAAACCCAAAGACGAAACTGTGCCTACTGTAGAAGTAGTTGGTGATAAACCAGTTAAGCCAGTTGTGCCCACTGTGGAAGTAGTTGGCGACAAAGTAGTTAAGCCCAAAGATGACACAATCCCAACAGTAGAGATAGTTGCTGACAAGCCAGTAAAGCCAGTTGTTCCAGAAGTAGTTATAACAGCACCACCAACGCCTCCAGTAACGCCACCTCCAGTAGTTCCAGAAGTAGTTATAACAGCACCACCAACGCCTCCAGTGCCTCCTCCAGTGCCTCCAGTAACACCTCCTACAGTGATAGTTCCTCCTGTGGTATTACCTCCACCCAAACCTCCACAGCCTCCTGTGGTTGTTCCTCCTCCACCACCATTACCGCCAGTGACTAATGGACTGGGATTGAATCCAGGATTGATTGAAACTACACCGTTCTACAACACTACCAATGATGCACAAAGCAAATACTTCTGGGGTGATCGTGGATTCCAAAGTGGACCAGCATTTGATGCTGCCAGTTACAATGCTGTGGCAGCACCTGAAACACCATTTGGTATTCAAGGCGTTGCGGCTCCATTAAGTGCCAAAGACTATGAAGATATTGTAGCAGGACGCTATACTCCAGAACAGTTTACACCAGCAACAAGAGTTCAAGCATACAATCCAGCATTGTTACAAACTCCAGTTGGACAAGTAAATGTCAGTTCTGGTAATACCGCAGTTGCAGGACCAGTAGCACCAACAACAAGATATGATATGACTAATGCAGAAGTTCAACAAGTGAGTTCAGTGTTAGGACCAGTGTTAGCACAGTCATTGGCAATAGCAATGGCCAATGGTGACCAAGCAACTATCAATGCTATTAAGAGTCAATACGAATACGCATTGATGAGTCAACAGAATCAGGGTGGTGGTTAAAATGCTAAATAATACAAACGAGGAAAACATATGAGTTTTTTTGATGATCTATTCGGTGGACCAACTACCACAAAAACAGTTGATATTCCAGCAAGTCAACTTGCTGATATGGAAGCCAGCCAAAAGTTTAGAACTAACAGGGCTATGCCATACTTTGAAAAAGGTATGGGACAACTTGATACTATGTATGATTACAATCGTCCAGGTGAACTTAAAGCAGAACAAAATGTTGCTGGTATAGCAGGACAGGTTCAAGAAACAACAGGTGGTGTAGGCGAGTCAGCATTACGCACAGGTGTAACAGGCCTACAAAGTTTATTTGATCCAGGATATGAAGCCAATCAAGTTATGCGAGCACTTGCTCCGGCACAGGCACAGTATCAACAAAACATTACTAATCAAAGAATGAATTTTGGTGGTAGTGGTAATTTAGGTTCAGCACGACAAGCACTAGCGGATCGTAAATTGGCAGCACAGAATCAAAGTTTGATGGCTAACACTGCCGCACAGGTTCAATCAGATGTGGCCAATAGAAGAGCCACTGTTGGTAATCAACTTGCTCAAATTGGTTATGGCGGTATGGATCGCGCATTGGCAGCGGCACAGGCCAAACAGGCGGCAGCATACGCTCCAACGGATCGCTTTGGAAAATATCTAGGATTGAAACAACAAACAGTTCCAGCAAGTTTCTATACTCCACCATACCCAGGTGCTCAAGGTAGTTCTACACAAACTGGTGCAGACTGGTCTAGCATTATTGGATCTACTTTACCATTCATCTTTAGTGATTCAAGATTAAAAGAAAATATTACTCACTGTGATACAGTAGATGGAATTAAGGTCTATACATATAACTATGTATGGGACAAGACTCCACAACGAGGCGCAATGGCACAAGATTTATTAAACACAAAATATGCTGATGCTGTTCGTGTTCATAGTTCAGGATACTATCAAGTAGATTATACTAAGTTGCCTGAGTTAATTTAAGGAATAATAGATGGCATACCAATATGATGAGTTCGGCAATGTGATTGGCGAATATGAAACTGAAGAAGAACGAAGAGCCAGAGAACAGCAGGAACTTGCTGATACGGCTGTTCAAACACAGGAAATCAAAACTTACGGTGATGGCACTCAAGAAGTTGTTACCAAGCAAGAAATACCTCCTGAACTACAAAGACAACAGGCAGAATATAAACAGGCTGTGGCACCAGTTGCCGCTCCAGTAAGCGCAGATCAAGCCGCTTACACTAGACAACAAGAAAGTGGCGGACGCAGAGATATTGGTTATCACTTTCAACCAGATGCACAGGGTCGGAGACAAAGTTCAGCATTTGGTCCATATGGTATCACAGAAGCCGCTTACAAAGACATTGCCAAACAAGATCCTACACTAGCCAAACCTATTACTGAATGGACACAAGAAGAACACGACCGTGGATATAATACACTAGTAGGACGCAATCAAGCCAGACTTACACAGTTAGGCATTGATGCTACACCAGGCGCATTACAACTTAGTCATTTGTTAGGTCCTGATGGTGCTGCCAAGTTCTTAAAAACAGGACAGGTCAGTGAACAGGCTGCGGCTGCCAATGGCGGTGCTGAAAGATTAAAACAAATTGCACAAGGTCGCTTTGCAGGTGCGCCAAGTGCTAGTTCAGGTGCTGCCGCTCAACCACAGGCACAGGCACAAGCACAACAACCTCAAATGGGACCAGTAAGTCCTGAACAAGCAGATCAACAAGCAAACACATTAAGTCAACAACTAAGACAGTTGGCAAATTCACAACAAACAACACCAACACCAAACAGTTTTGATGAGTTTGGCACTCCAGTGTTCAGTCAAAGTCAGGCAGACTTGGATCGCAATCTAACTAACTATCAAGAAGTGCAAGATGATCCTTCAGCATTGCTTAATCTAAGTAAAGACAGCACAGTTCCTGATTGGTTAAAAGATCGCAGCCGTAACCGTGCCGCAGATTTAATCATTGAACAGCGTCAAGAAGCCAAGGCACAAAAAGAAATTGCTGAATTAGATGAAAACAAAATTGCTAGACTATTGCGTGAACGCAGAGGCGAAGGCAGTAGACTAAAAGGTATGCTGTTTGCTGCCTTTGGATTAAAAGATTTAGCCAATGAAGAAAAATACAAGTTAGGTATTGGTATTGATAAAGCAGACACTATTGATGGACAACCGGTTATTGTCAAAGTTGCTGACAATGGTAAAGCCATTGATGGTATCAGTGCTGTTACAGGACAGCCATTGACAGCCAAAGAGATTGCCGTATATAATTCATCTGCTGTTGGTGCTCTAGGCAAAGGCGCCAGTGTTAGTGCCGAAGTTTATGTTGATAATAAAACAGGTCAGCGTTATCGCAGTGGTGTTGACAGCAGTGGTAAGTCAGCACTAATTAACATTCAAGGCGGACAACCATTCAAAGGTAATCCTAAGGATCTTGAAGTTCAAAGTATTGGCACAGCCGCTGCCAAAGCAGAAGCCGCTAAGAAGATTAGTCTTGCTTATGAGCCTGCTATTGCTGCCGCAAGCAAAGGTGCCGCTACATTGGCAGAGTTTAATGCTATGAATGGCACTAACTACGCTATTGCTGGTCGTGATCCACAAGGACTGCCATTGGTAGTAGATCAAACTAGTGGACAGTTGTTAATGAAACCACAGGCAGGTGCTCCAGCAGGACAACCAGGTGCTCCAGCAGCCGCACAGCCAGCAATGACTCCGGCAGCAGTTCAAAGACAGGGTAAAGTAAATGAAGCACAAAGTGCCGCATTAGTTAAGTTTGAAAATGAAGAACTAATACCAAAAGCAGAATCAAGTCAAACTATCAGTCGTGTTCGTAAGGAACAGATTCAAGGTCCAGATGGTATTCTAAACAATCCTGAAATTGCCAGTTTGCTACAAGGCAGCAGTGGCGGTGAAGTTGGCAACATCTTGCGTGACTTAATTACAGGACAGTTCAAAGATCAAGCAGACCTATCAACTCGTGTTGCGGCATTAAACTTAAATGATAGACAAAAAGCAGTATTGTATCGCCAGATTGGTTTGAACAATCAAATTGCTCCGTTGACATTGAGAGCAAATGCTGGTCCAGGTGCTGTCAGTGATGCAGAACAGAAAGCCAACAGAGATGCCAATGTGGATATCACACGCCAGCCATTGTATTCAGGCTTGAGTTTGTTGACTAAAGACCAGTTTATGAAAGATCAAGCACAGGCTCGTGCAGACTTTAGAGCAAAGAATCCACAGATTCAATCAACCACAGAGTTCAACACTGCTTGGAATGCTGAAAAGTCTAGATTGGACAAAGAGTATGACAACATTTATGCGGCTCGTGCCGCTTACATTGCCAAATACAATCCTATAGACAAGAATGGTAAGGCCACTAACCCAGGTGCTGTTGTTGATGCTTTCAAATTGTTACCAGTGCCTGAATGGAACAGTGAAACACGCAGTTGGAATTATGTAACTCCACAAGCAGAAGCGTTTGCTAAGAAAGCAGGCCGTAAGCCATTAGGCAGTTTTAATAATTAAGGAATAAAAATGGCATTTAATCGTGAAGCAGCCAAGGCAGAAGGTTATACAGATGAGGAGATAGATGCTTATCTTCAACAACAGAGTGGACAGAAAAAAGAACCTACTACAATAAGCATTGATGACTTACCTGCTCCTACAACAGTTATTCAAGAGCCTGGAACAAGTGCAGCCTCAGTGGCAACCACTGCAGGATTGGCAGCGGCACCTTATGTATTACCAGCCGCTGGCGCCGCAGCCGCAGCCGTTGGTGGTAGTAAACTATATGGTGCGTGGAATGCCAGTGCTCAAGCAGCCAAGGCACTTGCTGATGCTAAGATGGCCAGTGAACAAGGTATTGCTCAACGAGCCGCAATGAAGATGAATCCACAGATGGCTCGTCCAGGTCCTGCTAATTTTGGTCCAGGCACAGCAATGCCCACACAACCTTATCAAGCACCAGTGTCAGGACCAGTTGTTCCACAGGCAGCGCCAGCAAGCGCACCAGCAGTGGCACAACAGACTGTTCAACAAACTGCTAGACAGTCAATGGCAGATAAAGTAAGACAACTGGCAGCACAAAGAATTATACCAGTAATGGGACAAGCAGGTGAAATGGCTGGACAAGCATTATCTAAAGCCGCTCCATTATTACGCGGTGCCAACATTGCTGGCAGTGCATTGTATTCAGGAGAATTGAATTCAAATGAACAAGCGGAGTTAGAACGCCGTCGTAGAATGCCACCAACAATAACGAGATAATATGACAACAGTAGAACAACTAACAAAAGTCTTTAATGACAACTTCGTGGCTTACTTTAGAAGTCACATAGCACACCTAAACATTACAGGGCGTAATTTTGCCAGTGACCACAAGTTACTGCAAAAGACCTACGAAGATTTACAAAATCAAATTGATGTTATTGGTGAACTAATTAGAACACTACAAGAACTAGTGCCTGCAGATATCAATGATGTTATTCTAGACAGTGAAATACCAAACACAGCCATTGAAGGTGACAGCATTGAATTGTTATCTGCGGTATTTGATGACTTAGAAATACTAAAAGGCTGTTATGAAGAACTTATGACAGTGGCCACTGAAGAAGGTCACGAAGAAATTGCCAACTATGCACAGGATCGTGTATTAGCAATCGCCAAACACATTTGGATGATTAGATCAACTCTGGAGTAAACTCCAAAACAACATTATGAATAGAACAGAAATATTAGAACAGGAAAAAGAACTGTTAGGCACTGAACAAAGTCCCTACAAAGGACAGCGTGGTGGCTATCGTGCTGGTGCAGGCCGCAAAAAGGGTAGCAGAGATCAGGTCAGTATCAAAAGTTTATTAGACGCATTAGATGTTCAAACAGGCGGCAGAGATTATGAAGAATTATTAGTAGAAGACTTCTTGTCAGCACGAAATGAAGGTGATAAAGTAACTACGCTCAAGTATCATACCTTAATATTGAATAAAGTTATGAATACATTGGCCAAGATTGAAGTCACAGACAGTGCAGAAGCAGTGGCTACTAAACAACTAGCATTTGCAGAAGCATTGAGTAAGTTAACTGGTATTAATCAACAGATCAATCCAGAAGAGGATGATGCTGAATAAAATCAGCATAAATAATACTATGCCGTTAAGAGGCTAAACAAAGGAAAATCAAAATGAAGTTTGAAAAAGTAAATCCAGCAACTGGTGCAACTGCACCTGGTTTCAGCCGCGGCACAGGCAAGTATAGCGGTAATCAACATATGAAAACCAACAGCGACGCATTGATCAACAAAGGTCGTGGTCCCACAGTTGGTAATCAAAGTGATGACGACAGCACATATCCAGATGCCGCTCGTGTTCCTGCATTACCAGCACAAGGTAGCATCCGTGACAACATCAACCGTGGCCCACAAGTTCGCACACCAGGTGGAACTAAAGAAATGCCAAAAACTGGCAAAACGAGTTTTGACTACGGTCGCGGTCCAACTAAAGGGAATCAACGATAATGACAGTTCAAGCATATCAAGTCACAGGACTAACACACAAATTAACTGCCACTAGCACCAGCAGTGAAATCAACATCACGACCACAGAAGCAGGTTTTAGTTTCAGTGGTAAAGGTGGTCCATTCTACTTAAAAATTACCAATGGTAGTGCTAGTGAGAATGTTTTCTTCTCTACAGGCCTAACAACACAAACAGCAGTTATCCCAACAGGTGACGGCGTGCTGGCAGGCAGTTGCCCAATTCCAGCCTATGCTGAAGTTATTGTTCAAGTTGAAAACCCCAGCGATACTCCAGCAACAATTTATGTTGCCGCAATAGCAGCCGCATCAAGCCCTGTGTTTGTTACACCAGTGGTTCTAGCAGGATAAAAGGAAAATAAAATGCATAATATGAAATCAACAAACCCAATGGGTAACAAAGCCATAAACCAAAAGCGTGGTCCTACAACTGGCAACGCAGGCACTATGAGCAAGCGTGAAACTTATGTAGCAGAAAAGACAGCAAGTTCAGGTGAGAAAAGTGTATTGGCTAAAATGGTCACAGACGCACTTGAAATGCGTGGACGCGGTCAAGCAGGTGTAACTAATCCAGCATTAGAAAGTGTTAGTAGTAATACTAATACAGGACCTAAGGCTAATTCAACTGCTAACGGCAGCAAGTTACCCGCAAAATACAAATCACCAAAGAAATAAGGAACAACGATGGCAATAACTCCAAGAAGCAAAGGGCTGGGCAATATTGGAAGTATTGTCAATCGTCAAGGTAAGGTCAGTCCAACAAGGCCAGCGCCAAAGCCTGCAGCCAAGTTAGCACCTAAGATGCCTGTGCCTAAACCAGTTGCACCTGCAAGACCAAATACAACTACATTGGCACAGCGTCAAGCAAATCAGCCATTTAAGAATTATTCTAAACCTGCACAGCCAAAGATTAATCCTTTGGCACAACAACCTAATTTGTTACAGCAGGCTATGTCTCCTCAACCTAGACCAGATTTACCACCAGGCGCACAAATGAGAAAACCAATGTTAGGTGCGACACAGCCAACAACACCTCCACCACAGCCTTTCAATCCCGAGCCTAATCCTGGACAACCAGGAATGCAACAAAATTCAACTGGAATGGACTTTGGTCAATTCTTTAATCAAGGTATGCAACAAAATCCTAATGCTACTTTATTTGGACCAGGCGGATTGAAATCACAATATGAACAACAGTATGGTAAAATTATGGATTATAGCACAGGACAACCTGATCCGTTTATAGGTGGTATGAATAACCCTGTCAGTATTGGTCGTGATCCTCCTGGGCCGTTGACAACTGCATTCGGTATTCCAGGACAATCTCCAATGGGAGAACCAACGCTGCCATATATGGGTGGACAGTTTGGTGGCAACGGTTATCAAGTCGGTGGCGATCCTTGGATCAATCCATTTACTGGACAACCTAGTCCAGCACAACCAGATTCAATGAATATGACAGCGCCATATATGGATCCATATGGTCCAGCAGGACAACAACCAGGCAATTTTGGCAATCCAAATCCATTGACCAGTGACTATGATGAATTAGAAGGCTCTGCTTTCAATACCAACCCCAGCAATGGATCAATGTTTGGTGGCGGCGGATTCACAGGCTACTAATATGTCAACATATACAAAATTCAATTTACCCAAGGCTAAAAAGAAAACAGAAAAGGCTAAAGAGTCTAAGATGATTAAGCCACCAAAGCCCGGTAAGCCAGTTAAACCTAAGAGCACACCAAGAACTACAAATAGTCGCACAGGTGCAGTAGGTTCTACCAGCCCATACTAAATAACTGTGAGACAATAGTCTCATTATAGCATAGTAAGCAAGGGAACATTAGTTCTCTTGTTTATATTAAGGAATAGAAATGACAAAAAAATTATCACCACCTGCTACTCAAGAAGTAGCCAGCCCTTGGGACGAAGAACCCACACAACAAGAAATTATAGATGTAGCAGAACAAGTTGCTGGCATTGCGCCCAAGGCAATTAGTTCAGCAGACTTTGACATTGATGGTCTAATGACAGACTTTCCCACTGCTAAAGACTTAGAACGATTTGTATTTGATGAAACTGGTATTGTCCTAAACTTAAAAGGTCGTGCCAACAAGTTAAAATATCAAGTTGCTATGGATGTATTAAATGGTATTGAAGTAGATCCTAAGTTTGTTGGTGGAGACAATCCATACATTGACAAAACAGAACTAGTTCCAGTTGAAGACTTAAAACCAGTTCCCCCACGCGACAATCACTTACCAGAACAAACTCAATTACAAAACATCTTTGTCAGTAATGTTATTCCACACACTGACTTTGAAGCACGAATGCAAGACAAGAAAGTCAGTGTATATTTTCGCAAATACAAAACAGGCGAAATTAGTTATGAAATCGTTGGACCAATTGAACAACGCCCACACGGTGTAAAATTAGACAAGTATGGTCGTGAGCGTCCTGAAATTATTAAATGGGTTGATCCCCGCACAGGTGAACAAGTTATTGTGCGTAATGATGGCACACTGACACCACAAGGTCGTAAACTACGCGGATTAATGCAGAGTTTCAAAGTTAACACCAGTAACCAATGGGATACCTGGATTGACAGAGAATTCATTAGCCTAGGTGGCAATGGCGTTACTGATGTCTGGGATTTATCTAAATGACAGCCCGTGATGCAGAAATACATCGCGCACAAGAAGCAAGCCGAGTCAGTGACACATTGATCTTACAAAAGATTAATGCCAGTCATAGAGTTGCTTTTGCAGAAAAGTTTCCTGGGCAAATTGAACACATACTTCGTTTGTTAACAGAACGCTTACAGGCAGGATTAGACAAGCGTGATGGTGTTGAAATTGATAATCCAGATACTTGGAAAATGTCTAGTAAAGAACTCAGTGATTTATCTACAGCAATACATCACATTTACATTGTTAAAGAGAAACTTAGAGATGTTCAATCTAACACACAATGAAGATAGTTGTATAGATATAAGTGGAGTTTGGACTGGTCCCGACGAGTTTGAACTCACACTTAAATTCAATGCTGATGGTATGTCTGACACTGAAATATATATCCTACTAACACGCAGTGAATTACAAGGATTTGTTAGATATCTTGACACTAAACTAACAATGAATAAATTAAGGAATATGTAATGCTGGGCAATGAAGTATTAATGGCTAGAGCATTGCGTTGGGCAGTAGATGAACACAGTCTAACTGTTGATGCTCTTAAAACAATACCAGGACCATTGAAGTCACAGTTAATGAATCTCAGCATTGAAGTTGCTGAAGATATGAAGTTCAATCAACTCAAATACTTTAGACCATTTGAACATCAAAAGACTTTTTTCAAAACTGGTTCATCGGATCGTAGAGGAATATTGGCAGCCAATCGTGTTGGTAAAACAGTATCAACCTGTTATGAAACTGCTATGCACTTAACTGGCTTATATCCAGATTGGTGGCAGGGATATAGATTCACAACACCAATAACCTGTATGGTAGCAGGTGAGGGTTGGAGTCAGGTTGCATTGGTATTACAAAATGAATTATTAGGAACACAGGATGTTAAAATTACAGAAAATCTTGGCACAGGTGCTATACCTCGTGATTGCATTGTTGTTGACACTATGCGTAATGATGGTGCTAATAACATTGGCTGTGAAATTAGGCATATTAGTGGCAGTAATAGTTATCTACTTTTTGCTAACTATACTCAGGAAGTTCGTCAACTACAGGGTTTCAAACTTAATCTCGCAGTCTTTGATGAACAACCACCAGATGATTTCTTCAGTGAAATTGTTACTAGAACAGCAACTACGCAGGGAAAGGTTCTCTGCTCATTTACACCGCTCAAAGGACTCAACGGACTTGTGTCAAAATTCTGGAATAAAGAAGAAGGCTACGAATACATTAGAGTAAGTTGGGATGATGTTCCTGAATATAGTCCCTGGGGTGAACCATTCTTATTAAAAGAAACACGCAGACAATTAGAACGAGATTATCTTCCACACGAACGAGAAGCCCGTATTGCTGGTAAACCTGTTATGGGTAAAGGTGCTGTATTTCAACTTGGTGTATGGCCAACATATAAAACAGGCGAGATTGATTTCTTGCGTATGCCAAACATACATCGTGTTATTGCACTGGACTTGGGTTTGGTCAATGACAAAACAGTTATTAGTTTAATGTATTGGGATCCATATGAAAAGACTGCTTACTTACATAGACAGATTGTTGTGCAGGGTATTGAAGAAGCAGTGCCCACTCAGTATGTCAATCATTTGCTTCGTCCTGAAGTGTTTGGCACTCCTATTGTTCTTCCTGCTGACGCAAGCACTGCTGGCAGATACACTATGAGTTCAAGTAGCATTCGTGAATTGTTTGAACAATACGGATTGAATGTCTATGATAAGGCAATTATGAATCCTGTAGATCAACAAGGCAGAACAACCAATCACAAAAGTTATGGCATAAATCAAATGCGACAAATGTTGGAGGTCGGCAGTTTAATGGTCAACGAAAACTGCACACATTTCTTGAGTGAAGCAAATAACTACTATGTAGATGAACGAGGAAGATTCAGTGACCCAGATGATTGTATTGATAGTGCTCGCTATGCTTTATTGGCTTGCCTTCAAGGAATTGCCGAGCCTTGGGATAACAGAAGTCCTCAACAGCGTATGATGGCACAGCGTGATAGATACATCGTCAAAGACGATTCAAACAAACCCGCTTGGAAGAAGACCTTCACAGCAGAATAAGGACAAGAATAGAATGGCAACAAAACACGGACAATTTATGGTGTTTACAACAGGAGCACCAAAAGAAGATTTTGATATAATCAACACAGAAGATTATAAACTTAGACTAAGAAAAACTTGGGTAGAAGCCAGTAACAATTGGCACATCCAATTGTTTAGCCAAAGTGTATTAGATACTCGTTGGGAATGTTTTCTAACACCCGAAGAACTTAAAAAACTAAAGGACGCACTATGACTCCAAGTTTATTCATTTGTGCTATAGAACAAAATACAATGATATTGTGTGAACGACACGCTCAAGCATTTGAAGCGGCAGCAATGGTAGCCAATACACCACACACAGTCTATGAAATGGATGACACAGACACACAATATTATTGTGCTGCCTGTGATCTACAAGAAGTCAAAGATGAAATGAATCGTCCACAAATTATTATGCCAGGAGAATTTCATTGAGTTATATAGTTTCAGCATTACCCGCTGTCAAATGTTTTGTTAAACGAGAATTTCTTTATAACTTTACCCGAGGCCACGGAGAATTAGAACCTGCAATATGGGTCAGCATTAAAGCACTGCGTGGACAAGTATTTCGCATTGAAAGCCTGTTACCCAACTACGGAGCATTATATGACAAACTGCCTATACACGCTTATGTATGGAAGAAAGATCACACAGGAACATTGCCCATTGATCAACTACAACTTTGGGACTGTATGGGCTATCGTTTTACTGTCGTTGAAAAGATAGGCCTACGCAATTTAGGTGTAAAGTTTCTAGGCAAAGACAAGCAATGGTATTATGGTAACTATTTGTTTACAGTAGACTTTTGTGCAGATGGACAAGATGTGGACACAGGTTTTACTGAAGTTGCAGAAGAACATAAATCATTTAATTTTATTAAATTAGAAAACGGACAGTTTGCTATTCAACCCAACAATAGATGTTTGTGGTATGATCAAAGTTTAATTCCCAGTGTAACTAAGTTTCCAGATTTTCAAGCGGCACAGAACTTATGGACTGTGGATGGCACACGCAAATGGACTGCGGGTGATGATTGGTTTTATAACATAGAAGAAAGAACAGACAATGAGTAAAGGTTCAACAAGACGCAGAGAAGACACGGAAAAGATCCGTGATAACTGGGATCAGATATTTGGCAAGAAGGATAGCAAAGAACAAAAGCCAAAACAAGACACCCCTAAAAATAACGCTAAATAATAGATATACTAAAGGATTCCCTTTCAATGTTGAATATAAAAAACATCCCAGTTAGCGACATCAATCAAAATAAAAAAACTAACGCAAACTTTGTGCGTATGAAAAACCAGATGGATGTTAAGATGGCTAGTTATCTACGCTATTTAGGCACAAAAAACGCTGTAAATCGTGCCAGTGATTATCACTATCTATGTCTAGCAGTCACAGACTCAACTGCACCCGTAAACGGCATTGACTACATTCACCCATCAGTAAAGCCTGTTGTGGATTATGCCACAGCAGTTATTGCCAAAGGACTTATGCCCAATGGCGAAATTAACTTTGACTTTGTTGCTGACACAGAAGAAGATGAAACAGCGGCACGCCAAGCAACTAATATGGTCAGCAAAGTTGTTAACCAAATGAATGATCCGCACTTTATTCTTGAGCGTTGGATTATGGATGCCAATATGCACAAAAATGGTATGATGATGATCAAACCAGTGCGTGAACTAATTAATCGTTATGTAGAAACAGAAGGCACATTGGATCAACTTCGTGCCTATGAACAACAGGCCGCAGATTCAGGACTAACAACACTACGCCAGGGCAAGCGTCAACTAACTGTTGATATGGAAAAGGCTATGGCAGAGATTACTCAATTGCTGGGTGAACAAGAAGCCCAGAGTGCAGAATCAATGTTAGATCTGGCTGATGCCGCAATGCGTCAAGCACCTGAAGAGTTTGATCAAGACTCAATGTCTACTGCTGTTGGTGATATGAAGTTAAACGAAATGGATAATCAACAACAGATTATTCAAGACGCTATTAAACGCAACACAATCTATTCAGCAAAGTATAAACTAACTGGTTATAACATCAACATTAAGTTTCATCCTATTGCACAACACTACTGGATCTGTGATCCTACTGTGCCAGAAATGAAGGATCAACCATTCTGTGGTTATTATGATCCAATGACAATTCAAGAAGCAGTTGAGTTATATCCTGGCATTGACATTGAACACTTTCGTGTTCACGCAGAATACAATATGAATGGTGCTTATCAAGCAGGTTCAGTGTTAAACAACTTGGCTATTCACGCTCGTGACTCAGTGCCAGTTATGGGTATTCCAGTATCAAGTGCCGCAAGTGCAGATCCAGATTCAAGACAAGTTTCAATCGTAACTGTATGGAACAAATATGACATTGATGGTGACGGTGAGTTAGAACTAATTGAATTGATTTATTCTGGCAGTTATATTATTTCTGCTCGTGAAGTAGAGTTTATTCCAGTTGCCAATATGTGTCCAAAACCACTACCTGGAAACTTCTATGGTATGAGTATCGCTGAATCGGTTATTCCTATGCAGGAATATAATACCTCTGCGGCTCGTGCTGAGATTCAATTAGGCTTATTAACAGCAACTCCCCGTATTGGTGTCAAGCCAGACAGAGTTGACTTTGAAATGATGCAGGATGGCGAAAGTGCTATCTTTATTTTAGATTCAAAGTTTGATCCAGCAAAAGACATTTACCAAATGCCTCCTCCAAGTGGCAATTTACAGTTCTTAGAAGTTGCTATGAATCGCATACAACAAGACACAATGGCTATGGTTGGTATGACTACTCCCAGTGATGTATTCAATCCAGAAGTTATGGCACCAGGTAATTCAGGTATCAAACTACAAATGGCATTAACGCCAAATCAAATTATTCAAGACAACACAGTTCGCAATGCCGCAGAAGGATTGAAAGAAGCACTATACTTGGTATGGCGCACATTGATTCAATATGGTGATGACTATGGTGTTAAGAAACTAGCACAACAATGCAGTGATGACAAAGAGCCAGTGTTCTTAGACTTTGCTTCTTGGGATGATATGGACTTCTGTGATAGAAAACAAATTCACTTAGAACTAGCCTTAGGTATGCAAAGTGAAGAAAACGCATTAGGTCGTTTGCAGATTATTCAAAAGTGTCAACAAGATTTATACAGCGCAATACAAGGTATGTTAGCACAGGGTATGATGACACCAGAAATGTATAAAAAGATTAAAAAGCCATTTGCAGATACATTGTATGTGCTTGGTGTCAAAGATTGCAATACTTACTTGCCTAGTGATGATGAAGTTGCTGGACTAGTTGAAAAAGCACAACAAGCAATGCAAGGCAAAGAACCAAGTCCAGATGACAAACAGAAACTCAGTGTTGCTAATTTGAATGATGTTAAAGCAAAACAAATTCAAATGGAAGTTGCTGGTGAAGATGCCGAAACGCAGTTAGACTTTATGAGTATGGCTGCCGGCGATCCTAAAGTATATTCTTAAACACTAAATAACTAAACAGAATAGAATAGTATGATAGACGAAAATACAATAGATTTTTTTAACAGTAGACTGACAGTTGATATGAGTCAACCTAGTAAACTAACAACAGGTCAAAAGGACCAAGTTAGACATTATGGCAGTCTTGCTGAAGCATTATTGAAGAACAGAGATTTAGCAATGTTTGTTCATCATTTCAAATTCAGTCTTGCTGATGAACTTGCGTCCATTCGCAGTCATCAGCCCGACGACAATGCTCGTAGAATTGCAGTAAGCAATGAATTAGCGGGCATTGACAATTTTGTAAACAGTCTCAAAAGGGCTGTTTACTTAAAAAACCGTGTTGGTAACACTACAGAAGTGCCCAATACTTAAAAGGAAAATAAATGGAAACAACGATCAGCCCTAACACCGATACTGGTGCGGCCACTGAACAAAGTGCAGTCCCAAGTTTGGATAGTATTGCCGCTAAAATGACCGCTATGCGTGAAAACACACAGCGTAATCTAATTAGACAGCAATCCGAGCAAACTGCAACAGGTATAGATGATGTGGCAGAAGATGCATCTAACCCTGTGGCGCCCCGAGAGGAAGCCGAAGTTGGTGATACCAACGATGAGGATTACAACAGCGACGGTCAAGAAGCAGATGCCCAGGAAACTGTAAGCACTGATAGTAATGATTCAAACGCAGATGAACTAATTGATTTTATTGAGTTCGCAGAAACTAACCCGAACGCTAAGTTCAAGTTTATGAAGAACGGTAAAGAAGTAGTCATTGATGCCAAGAAAGCCGCAAGTATTCTAGGTCAAGGATCAGCAATACACGAAGAAGCCCGAGAATTAAAAGTTCAAAAGGCAGAGTTTGATGAGTATCTAAAAGAGACTTATGCTAGACAAGAAGGTCTAACATTAGCAATGGAGTTTACCATCCAACCAAAGTTGCAGGCAGCGTATGATGAGATTTTGAAAACACAGAATTATCAAACTACATTTCAGCAACAATTGGCTAGAACACAGGATCCAGGTCAAAGAGCCCGTATCCAAGCAAGTATGAAACAGAATGAACAATACATTCGCCAACAGCAGGGTATGATTAATCAAATCCAGCCTGCGGTAGAACAGTTTAGACAAGTTCGTGCTCAGCAGGTCAGCCAAAGGTTAGATAGTTCACGCAAAGCATTTACAGACAAAGAATTGAAAAATGAATATGTCTTTAATGAAATCCGTGATAAGGTCAGCAAGTTGTGGCCACACAGTAAACAGGAAATAATACCTGGTGTGCCAAATATAGATTTGATCAGCAGTGACGAAGCATTATTAAGCCTAGTCCGTGATGGTCTAAGATATAGAGATAAACCCAGTGCTAAGAGTGCAGGCAGTTCAATGGCTGCCTTAACTAACCGTAAAGGTAGTAGCAACTCAGGCAAAGGATCAAATGATAATCTTGAGAAACTTCGTGAACAAGCCAAGGCTGGCGATAAAAAGGCAGCAGACAACCTACTAGTTCAACGACTACAGAGTATTCGTGGTGGTAGGAAATAATTTAATTTAAGGAGCCTAAAATGGCAGAAATTACAACAAGTCAAATTGGTAACGGCACTACAGCATATGGTAGCGACATCGTTGTCAAGGATTTGGACCTAGATGTGTCCAATCGCGTTAAGGATGATACACCTGTTCTAAATATGTGTATGAGCAAAAAGCGTAAAGTTAACAGCACACTACCTTTGTGGACTGATGACATTTATCGCACACCTGGTGTTCAAGCACAGGTTGAAGGTGCCGCTGTTTCTACTGCACAAGCAGAAAGCAATCAGCGTTACAACTTAGGTAACTACACACAGATTTTCAGCACAGTTATTGCCGCTTCCGGCACTGCTCGCGCTGTTATGCAATCTGGTGGTGACCCACAAGCATATCAAGAAGTCAAGCAATTGATTGAATTGATGTTTGATGTAGAACTACAATTAGTTCGTAACGACCAAATCGGCACTAAGTATGCTGGTCAAACTGGCACAGCCTCTGGTCTACCAGCAGGTCAAACTGGTCGTCGTATGGGTTCATTGACTTCATTCGCTGGCACACAATCATTCAACACTACAAGTGGTAACTTGAGTGGTTTAGATTCTTTCTACAACAACGAATCTACCGATGTGGCAGTTCAAGCAAGTAACGCATTGCAGATTTATGCTAACGGTGCTCAGTTCTACTCTGGAACATTTACTAACCAGTTCTTTAGCCCAGCATTATACAAGCAATTGGTAACAGTTGCTGAACAACGCTACAACGCTAAGATCCGCACAGTAGTTGCTCCAACAAGTCTACGCACTTCAATCAGCGATAACATCGCTCAGTCTAGAGGTATTAACCGTGTTGATTCAGCCCGTGGTGATACAATCCAGACTTATGAAGGTGACTTCAACTACACATACGAAATCTTTGATTCTTGGATTATGGATAGCGTAAACGCTAACAGCATCTTCTTCTTGAACGAAGATGTAGTTCAGTGGGGTTCATTGCGTGACCTAGGTCCTAACAACGAAGTATTCAGCAATGCTGACGCTTCATTGGATCAGTTCATTATGGAAGGAACTCTCATAGTGCGAAATCCTGCTGGAGTAGGCGTGCTAAACAACATCACAGCAGGCACTACAGCACAAGCCTCTTTACCAAGTGCTCGCCCAGCGGCATTGGTAAGTCGTGTAAACTTAGGTGCAGGCGATGTTACTCCTTAATTCTTAACAGAGTTAAATGTAATACGGAAAAAGCCCTTCGGGGCTTTTTTCTATTGTTTAAACAATCCTTTGTTTGTATAGCATAAATACTAATTATGAACGATATCAATAGACCCGAATATTTGGATGACACAGATCCAGAAAAGAACTATAATTACTACAGACAAGATCACGGTGGTATGATCACTAATCACAATGGCATAGCAGACAAGTTATTACAAAATGATGATTTGTATAGATCAATGAAAGGTGATTGGAGCCGAACAAGTTGGAACAAAGGTAATAACATCAAAGTTACTACTGGACGACAAGACGGTAAGTTCTTCATCACTCGTGAACAACAAAACATTGAAGAAGTCAAAGAGCGTGTTAGAAACTATAGACACGCCGCAGAACTAGGTATTCCTGATCCAATGGCACCCATAGGTGATGATGGCAATCTAACATACAAATGGATGGAACTGCCCACAGTTATTAGTATTCGTATCAGTGATCAATATTTTGGTGGCATTCCTTGGACAGCACTAAAGAATGATAGAACAATGAAAGCACAATTCTACAGGGTAGTTGAAACAGAATATCCTCAATATGTGTGCTACCCCGGTGGGAAATTACCTATCCCAGTTGCGGTAAGTTATCCGCAACGAACAGGTTAAAATATTTTAGAGGAAACATTAAATGTTTACAATACCCACAGCCGACGATTTAGTAACTTTTGTCAAAGACTTTACTGGCAGCACCAATGACGCAGAAATTAAGAAATGTATCTTTATGGCAGAAATGTCAATGCGTAACATTGAACTGCCAGCACTACGCAGTGATCCATATGCTCCAGAAAACATTGGTATAGCAGATGCCAATGGTCGTGTTCCTATTCCAGGAGATATGAACAAACCAATCTTGTTTTTCAAACAAGGACAACAGGTTACAACAACTGCTACAGCCTCAGGCACCAGTGGACAATTTACAATTACACTAACTTCAACGCCAGCACAATCATTACAAAATAATATGGTAGTCAGTGGCACTGGTATTGGCTTAGGTGCAGTTATTACCAATATCAGTGGTAGCGGTGGTAGTGGCAGTGTTATTACATTAAACACAGCCAACACTGGCACAGTCAGTGGCACATTAATATTTTCTACAACTGGCAATGCTGCCAGCCAAACTGGTCCGTGGATTGTCTATGACCGAGTTGGTGACAGAGATATTATTACACAGGGTATGATTGCACAACTTTACTTACAGCCAGTAAATGTTCCCGCAGTTATTCGTGGTAAATTCAGTGAAGTCTACGACAATTATCAATTCTTACCTTACATTGCTGAAGGCGACTTAATCAACTTATACTACTACAAAGCGTGGCCATTGTTGTTTGCTCCTTTAGGTGATACATTAGTCAGTGCAACTGGCAGTGTAAATCCAATAAGTGGAACTGGTCCTTGGTTAATCTCCATTACGGGTATGACTGACACAGATGGTGTAAATGTTGGTGATCACATTACAGCATTACCAGGCACTGGTAGTTTAGGCACTGGCTTTACCACAGCAATAGTCACAGAAGTAACATCCAGCACAGCAATCAAAGTTAGCGTAACTGGTGGCACAAGTCCCAGTGGCGGCACTATTACAGACATATCAGTAACTGACCAAACAGTTCAAACTAATCCAGTATTACAAACTTGGGTAGAAGGTTATGTATATGCTACATTGCGTGAGTATTATATCAAACGCCACAACGCAGAAGATGCCGCAGTATACGCACAAAAGTATGACAATGCTTGGAACATTGTTGAAGACCAAAACAACTTAGGTAAGTGGAGTGGTGGACACACCCGTTTAACATCAGTATGGCAACCCCGACAGTATCGCCAATACAACATTAAGTAAGGAGATACTATGACAAGTTCAAGTTCATTATACGGATCAACACCACAAACGGGTAACATAAGTTCTACTAACCTTACAACATTATATAGTGGCAACCAAAGCGTAGTGCCTAATGGCAATTTAGTTATTCCTGGAACACTAACGGTTAATGGCTGTGCCATTTTAACTAACTGTAACAGTTTTAGTTTATTGCCCACAAACGCAGAAAGTATTTTATTTGGTGGTGCGGCCACAACAATGAGTATTGGTAGTGGCTCAGGTGTTACTACAATTCAAAATCAACTAGCCACTGCTAACTATACATTCCCAGTAGCAGATGGTTTTAACGGACAAGTTTTAGTCACAGATGGCAGTGGCACACTAAGTTTTGCCGCTGTAACCACAGTTGGTAAAACATACAACATTGATGCATCAACAGTAACAGGCGGTGCTAACTTAAACTTAACCAGTGACATTCCAACAACTGACACAGTTAAGTTTGCTAGTGGCACTGGTATTACAGTATCAAGAACTGATGCCAATACAATTACTATTACAAACACAGATCCTGGAAGTAGTGGTGTAACTTCAATCACTGGCACTGCCAATCAAATTATAGCCAGTAGCCCAACTGGTGCAGTTACACTAAGCACACCACAGGATATTGCTACTACAAGTAATCCAGTGTTTGCTGGAGTTACAGGCGGTAATGTCACTGTTGGTGTTGTAGAAAATAATACTGTTGCTACAACAACTGGTAATTTAATTATTGGCGATGGAACTCAAACAGTTACTTGGCCTGTGATCAATAGTGCGGCTGCTACACCTGTTGTTGTTCAAAGATTTACTACATCAACAACTGGTCCTGTTAGAACATTGGCTTTGAATCTTCAAAGCACAGGAACTCCTACAGTAGGTTTTGGTAATCAATTAGAATTTCAATTAGAAACAGCACCAGGCAACACTGAACGAGCAGGTTTTGTCAGTGTTAATAGCACAGATTTAACTGCCACCAGCGAAGACTTTAAAATGAGTTTTGGCCTAATGCAAAATGGTGCCGCAGTTGCTGAAAAGGCATACTTAGACAGTAGTGGTAATTTCTTTGCAGATGGTTATGTTAATGCAGACTATTTTATTGCCGGCGGTGTTGTGGCTTATGATGCTACTGGACCATTTACAACTTCAACAACTGCTGCCAATCAAGTTGCTTCAACCACAGATGCCACAGGATATCGTAGTCTAAAATATATGTATCAAATTACCAGTGGCACAGAATATCAAGTAGTAGAAATAATGGTTATACACGATGGCACAACTGCTTACTTAAACACTTACAGTGATGTAAAAACAGGTGCAAACTTATCAACATTTGATGCAGATATCAGCGGTGGCTTTATACGATTATTAGTAACACCAACAAACGCTGTGACTACTTACAAAGGTAGTGTTATAGCAATAGAAGTCTAAAGGGGAAAATGAACCAATGACACAACGCAATTTTAGAGTTCGCAACGGACTAACAATAGATGGCACTACCAGTGGTAGTAGCAGTTTTGCTTCAACAGCCACAGGCACAGATTTAAGTTATGTTCTTCCAGGATCAGCAGGTGCAGCCAGCACAGTATTAACCAATGATGGTAGTGGTAACTTGTCTTGGGCATTGCCAGGTGGCGGTGGATCAACATTTGGTAATATCACTATTGCCGTTGCCACAGACAATACAATATCAACAACTACAGGTGATTTAGTATTAGCCAGTGCAACAAATGTAATTGATGCTACTACAGCAACTGTAAATGTCAACATATTAAGTATTGATAGCAGAAGTAGTATTGACACGGTTACACTAACTACAACTTCTACTACTACGGTTTCATTAGTAGAAACCACTAGAAATGTAATGAAAAATGTAATCTACATTGTTCAAGGCGCAAATGTGCATACTGTAGAAGCATTGGTATTGCGAGTAGATGCTACTACTGCTTTATTAACTACATATGGTGAAATGTATAATACTTCAGCATTAGCCACATTTACAGCAGATGTAAGTGCAGGTGATTTAAGATTATTGATAACTCCAGCAAGTGCAACAAGCACGGTATTCAGTGTAGTAAGAACTTCACTAGATTAAACATAAGGATTGTGTGAATTATGGCAAACGAAAAATTCAAAGTTAAATTCGGTCTCGCAGTAGGCGACACCGTGGCCACAGTAGATGGCACTACAGGTAATATTATTACCACTGGCACTATAGATGTGCAGGGCGGCACTGTCACAGACAGCACTGGCGCACTCAGTATTACTACTGGTGCAGCCAATGGAGCAATTACATTAGATCCTAATGGCACTGGTAATGTTGTAATGACATTTGCCAATGGCGGAAACTTAACCAATGACAGAAATTATGTTTTGGGTGCTATTCGCCAGGCTGCGGCCGCTGCCGCTGGTGATGTATGGGGATTTGGTCCAACAGGCGTAGCAAATCCTTATCGTGGTGTAAGTTTAGATAACTCGGCTACTACAACAACTACTAGTGGTAAGCGCACTGGTATGGTTTTGCGTAACTATGCTAATGCTCCAAGAAATAGTATTATTGGTGAAAGTGCTCGTGGCACAAATCCCAGCAGTCCAACACAACTTTTAAATGGTAACAATATAATAGAATTGACTGCTAATGGTTGGGCAGGTATCAGTGATGGTTCTGGTTTTACTTCAACTGGTTCTACAATCAGTGGAACAACATTGACCATTGGCACTTTAGTATCAGGCACACCTGCAGTTGGTCAATTGATATCTAGTTATACATTTGGTGCTGGTGTTACTACAGGAACAAGAATTACTGCTAATATATCAGGATCAGGCAGCGGCAGCACTTGGACAGTTAGCGCAAGTCAAACAGTAACCAGTGCTGATATTGCAGGCGGAGGTGATGGTTGGTTATCAACTATTAACGGTCTTGGAGGACAAATACGATTTCAGGCTGCTGAAAACTGGACCAATCAAACTAGTGGCACAAGTATGATTGTAGCATTAAGTCCATTGGCTGCTACAAACGGAGTAGCAGGTTTAACTGCAAATCCGTTAACTATGAGTTTGAGTAATACAGTATTTCAATCAAGTGCATATAGTTTTGGACCAAGCCCTGTTAATGCTCTTCCTGATGGTAGTTTAAGTGTCAACATACAAAATAACCGAGCCACTAGTAGCGGCAACACCGCTCTTATTAACTTTAGCACATTAAGAAGTGCCACAGGTGCGGCACCGTTTACACCAACACAAGCAAATGATATTATTGGACAGTTCAAATTCAATGGTAACAGTTATACTGGTGCTGTAGGTGTTCCTCGCGGACCTTGTGCTCAAATTAGCGGTTTTGCCACAGAAAATTGGACGGGCTTTTCAGCAACTGGTAGTAGTATCAGCGGCACTACATTGACCATAGGCACATTAGCCTCAGGTGGCGTAATAGCAGTGGGTCAAAGCATATATGGCACTGGCGTAACAGCAGGAACAAAAATTCTGGCTAATATATCAGGCAGTGGTAGTGGTTCTACTTGGACTGTTAGCCCAAGTCAAACAGTGGCATCAACAACAATTACTGGTGGTGTTAATGGCGGTGCTTTTGGTTTCAATGCCATTAAAACAGGAACATTAGATGCTTATGATGTTATCAGCGGCAGCACAGCCAGTTTATCATTTAACAGCGATACTACTAATATTAATAATTTCAATAGCACAGTTAATCGCATAAGTGTAAACAGCGGTGAAGCACAGTTCAATGTTCCTATTACAATATCTGGTAGCACCAGTGGCAGCGTAAGACTAGGTGCTGGCACAACACCTGCTGTTCAAGTCTATACATTACCACAGGCATATCCAACTGCAAATAACCAAGTTTTAGTATCAACAACTGCGGGCAGTATGTCGTGGGCAAATGCCAGCAGTATTAACAGTGTTTATGGACAATGGCAGAACTTAACCACTATTACGCCAGTGGCAAGTAATACTGCGTATGCTTTGGCTTTACCTACCATAGATTTTGCCAACATCGCCAGTGTTGGTAGCACAAGCAGAATCATTCCTGGTGCGGCTGGCATATATAAACTTCAATTCAGTGCTCAAGTTCAAAACGATGATACTGCCGACGAGCATTTTGCTTACTTCTGGTGGAGAAAGAATGGCACGGATGTTCCAGGAAGTATGGGCAGAGTAGGCGTTTTCAAAGCCAAAGGTGCTGCCAATGGTTTAACTATCGCAGGTTGGGATAATATGATCAGCAGTGCCAACACCACAGACTATTGGGAACTAATGTATGCTGTGGATGATCATACTCACGTTTCAATACCATCGTTTGCCTCGACAGCATTCGGTCCAGCAACATCAGCCTTGTTTCTCACATTAGTATCAGTAGGAGCATAAATGGAATTTACACTCAAACAATTATCGTGGATTGTGATAGGTAGCCTAGGTATTGGCGGCACTGGCTATCTATCATTGAATGACAAGATAGATGCCTTAGATAAAAAAACTGCTATTATACACACTAATACAGAACATCAAACTAAAGCATTGGAACGCATTGAAACTAAACTTAACAGCAGATAACAACAGATAACAGCAGTTAAATAGGCTTATGCCAAATCCACAATCAAAGTTTATGTATTGGAGTTATGGTCCTGAATATCAAGGTAATCAGGACTTACCAGACCCAAGAATCCAACTAGCCAAACACATAGGTTGGAAAAAGTTTCACGGCACGGAAACTGAATATCCCACACCCGAACCAGATAATTACAATCGTGCTGTATTAGCACACATTCCCATTGACTGTTCAATTTTAGAGGACCAAGTTTTTTACAAACACAAAGACACTTGGATCACATTAATGTATGTTCCAGAAGACCAACTAGTTCAAGTTGATAGTTGGATACGACAGTGCAGACCATTAGCAGTTTGGTGTCATCTTAAACCACCAAGAGTAAAATCACAGCGAGGTATGCTTTGGACTAGACACAACATCAGTGATACTAATATGACTGACAATGAGCGTCTTTACACTATGGGATACTTTGAGACATTAAAAGTTAAATACTTTAACGATGATACTAACTATGTTGATTCGTTATTGGGTAGTGCAAGAGCAATACTCAAAGATCCAATTCCAGAGGAGTTGGATGAGGTAGATGATCTTTATTGATCACTGCCTTTAGTTAAATAATTGTAAAACTGGAACACCCTGCCTGTGAAGGTCGGGTGTTTTTTAACCAAAAAAGTATTAGATCATACTTTAGTATTAACTCCAAATACACCTACGACCTATATGGTTATTTGGTAAAAATGGTGCTTTTTGTGGCAAAAATACAACAAAATACCTAATTTGCTGTTTTCTTCAATAAAATCAATGACTTACAATTATATTGACACAAAATGACACTTGTGCTATAATAACTACATACAGACACAATAGTGTGTTTGTATAACACACACAGAGGACTTACTATGCAGACATTACAACAGCAACAACTCGCTAACTGTTTAGCCGCAGTAGAGCAAGAAAAACTTAACATTGCAGAATTGCAAGCCAATTTAACTACTGCTACTAGCCCAGTAATTAAACAAGTGTTAAAGCAACGCATCAAAATCTGTAAAGACTTTCAGCGTAATCATATGCTTACTGCTCAAAGTTTAGAACAATCAATTTCTAAATAACTAGGAGACAGCAATGACTAAACAAGAAGCACTAGAATACTTGCAAGAGTATTACAACGACAACTATGTTTCAGCAGGTGAAGAAGAAACATTTGAAGAAGTGTTGGCAATGATTGGCGACACACTAGATATGCTCAGCGAAGATATGGCTGAGGCCTACGACATTTATACAAAGGAATAATAAAATGAGCAATCGTATGATGTGGGCTACTGACCGAGAAGTAGCAGAGATTAAAGACTATCAACAAAGTCTTAAAATGAATAGAACATACCAAAATGTTGTAACTAATACAGCAAAGATGTTTGTTGGTCTAGAAATTGAACTTACACCTTATTATGGACTACGCACACTATTTGTAGTAGGCAGTCCCGAAGATCAAATAGACCTAATCAGCAAACACGCTGATGAGAATAACTGCACACACATCTTTTTAGGTGCTAATCACAGTTATGAACCGCAGACTATTGAAGAAGCCGTAGAATGGTCATTGGCAATCTCAATGTTAGCACAAAAATATAAAGTTAGTGTAGATGTTGGCAGTAACTTTTTACACTATTTTAGACGCAGTAAGGCACACTTAGTCAAAGATGTATGCTTACAGGTTAGATTGGAAATCAGCGATATTAGCGAATACAATGATTTGGTTATGATTAAGATTGATGATTCTGGATTTAGGCACAGCAATCCAGGCATTTGGACCACCAAACTTACCAAGATCTG